AAGATATGACTGCTAAATTCTCAGCGCAGTTCTCGGCCCAGGAAGTTAAGCTGGCCGCTCTGGTCGAAACAAAATTCAAAGAGCAGAACGAGAAAATTAAAGAGCTGGAGTCTACCATTTCAGACCTGACCAAGACTAACGGCACTCTTTTGGAGTTCGCCAACAAAATCATCGAAACACCCATTGAAGATAAACCCGCTCCTAATGCGACGCCTGATAACTGGGAAAAAATGACCGGTCGCGAAAAGCAGGAGTGGAGAAATCAACAAAAAAACAAATAAGACATGGCAAACAAAAGTAAATACAAGTTTACCGAATCGGTACCGGTTGTAACAATTTCAGGCTATTTCCCTGAAGGCAAAGAAGGGCTCCTGGTAATGAAAACTTTAGAGGTTCAGGGCTTACAGCCTTTTGGCCCAAAAGCAGGCGTGATCACCGAAGATGATTTAACCGATGAACTGGTGGAGGAGTTTTTCATGAAAAGGCGCAGCGCTCCTGCCAAGAACGGAGAAGAGGGCGCTCTAATTTACAAAGATTGCTTTGCCCTGAAAGATGGCGGCGATGCTAAAAAAGGAAAATAAACAAATAACACTAAAATAAAATGGCAATTACTCTCACCGCAGGCGCATTCACAGCAGCCGGCAAAACATACGAGCCAATCTTAACCGCGCTCTTGTTCGAAAACAAGACTTTGAACGAAGAGCTGGTTACTTTCGCCGATGACGTAAAGGCAAGCACAGAGATTACAGAGGTTGACGCCTCGGTGACCATGCAGGCTTATACCTCTGGCGCTCCTACCACTCAGGGCGGCCAAACATCTACCAGCACCGTGATTACTCCGGTGAAGGTAATGTACTACAATGAATTTGACCCTGAAACCCTTCGTAACTCACGCTATGGCCGTGATATGAAAAAGGGCGCCTGGAACCTGAACCTTGGCGAGTTCGAAACCGTAGTGCTTGACCTGTACAACCGTAAAATTTCGGCTGATACCGAGTTGAAATACTACAACAATGCGCTCTCGGCCACTAAAACAGCCGTAGCTGCTGGTGCTAACACCGCCGCAGAAAAAGCCTATGTAGCGAGCTTAACCGCTGGTTTATTTGATGGCCTGATTACCCGCATCATCTGGAATAACAACGCGGTGGGTGGTCGTATCAACGTTGTTGGTACCACTATTTCAGCCACCAACATTTTAACCGAGTACACCAAGCTGTACAGCGCGATTCCTTCAGTGGTTCTGCAAAACCCTGCTGAGAACGTGGAGATTTACGCTCCATACTCTCACATCCAATTTATCAACAACTACAACATCACACCTACCATCTACACCAAGCCTTTCGTAGTGCCTCAAAACGGCAAGCCGGGCGAAGGTGTTTATTTCCAGGGTATCAAAGTAAACTTTACCCAGATGCCTGAGAATACCATGATCGCAGCCCTGCCTTCTCACTTAATGTGGGCGACTGACCTGGCCAGCGATGTGGCAATGATGAAGATTGACTTTATCGCAAACAACCGTCAGGACATGTTCGTGAAAAACATCTTCACAATTTTCGCGCACGTGATGCTGCAATCAACAAACGTTTTATACCTGTAAAAAATGGCTTGTGCACTAACGCAAGGATATGACTATGCCGCTGGATGCCGCTCTTTTCAGGGCGGTATCTCTCAGGCTCTTTTTGCTCCGCTATCTGACTTGGCTACGATTACCGTATCTGCTGCTGGGTTAGTAACTGCAATGACCATGAAGATCGGCAAACAGTTCAGGGTTTATAATCTTAAACCGGAGCTTAGCTTCTTTACGGATAACCCAACGGGATCATCTGAAAACGGCACACTTACTTATGCGCAGTCGGTTAGTGTAACTCTTTTAACCATGGAGCAAACCTACAGGCAAGAGATCAAATTGCTGGGTCAAAACTACCTGCTGATTATCGTTAGGGACAATAACGGCGTTTATCGCCTGGCTGGTTACAATGGTTTAATCAACGGCGTACCTCAAGGGGGAATGGAATTGGCTACCGGTGAAGCTGGTGGTGGAACATTAAGGGCAGATGGTCATAAACAGACCATTGTTTTCAATGGTTCTTCAGATAGTCCTATGCAGGATGTAACCGGATCGCTTATTGCAACATTAACCGCTCCGGCAGTATAAAAAATATTTGTTCATAGTATAGGGGGAAAAGCCAGTCCAAAACATTTGGCTGGCTTTTTTAATAATATGATAATTCAAAGAGGCATATCAAATACAGTTGTTGAAACGGTTACCGAGGCGACAACTATCGCTAATGCCTATTACTTGTTTGAGTTCATCGACAAATCTGGGAAGGTAAAACAGTACTGTATTGCTTCAAATACCTCAGATTACACCTACCGGTACGATGAATTTACGATCACAGAAAAAGCTTCGCCTGATCCTTTGTCCGGAGAAATTTACTTAACCGTTGGCTCGTACAGATTCAATATTTATGAGCAGGCCAGCTCTACAAACCTGGATCCAGAATTATCTGGTGGCGTGGTAGAATCAGGTATTTGCGACGTCTACGAAACAGAAACAGCACCTACAGAATACGAACCCCAAACTATTTACAACACGGCTTATGAGCGGCAAGCGTAAAATAAGCGCCTCGGTGCTGACATCTTTAAAATCAGATCACAAGTTGGTTGTGCTCAGGGATTACCGCTATGGAATCCTGAAGTACGGCAGGGATAACAAATACCCTAACTATTTACTGAAGCTTTACAAAGAGCAGCCCACGCATGGTTCGATCATTAATAAAAAGACCCTCTATTTAACCGGGCTTGGCGTGAAGCCAAAATCAGGAAATCCTGGGGCTGTAAGGTGGCTGGAAAAAGCGAATCATTCCGAAAGCTGGGAGGACTTGTCGCCTAAGATAAACAAAGATAAAACGATTTACGGCGCGTTTGCTATAAAGGTTATCCCAAATCTTTTAGGGTCGCCTTTGTGCTTTTTTCATTTGGACTGGGGCAAAATACGCCTTACTGAGTGCGGGACTAAAATAAAGTACTCAGAGGACTGGTGCGACCTGATCCGCTACCCTATACAGGAATTCCCGGTATGGTACCCAGGATGCAAAGAGGTTGGCGTTTACCTGTGGAAGACCTACAACCCATCGGTTAACAAGCTGGAATCCGAATACCCCAGCACTGAATATGACGGGGCAATTATGGACATCGACACTGAGGTTAGGGTGTCTAATTTCTTCAACTCACTTGTAATAAATGGATTCTCGGCTGCTACTGTTATAACCATCTTCGGTGGAAAGCCCGAAACAGAAGAGGAGGAGAAAGCGGTAGTAAATACCCTGCTTGGCAGGCACGAGGGCGACGAGAAAGCTGGCCGAACTGCCATTATCTGGTCGAACGAAAAAGACAAAGGGGCAGAAGTTAACACGGTTAACGCCTCCGACCTAGACAAACAATTTCAAGAGGTTTCACGCAGAAACACCAGGAATATTTATTCAGCCCACGACGCCCCTGCTGAACTGTTCTCCTATTTATCAGACACCACCAGTGTATTCGATGTATCTCACATTGTGGATCAAAATGAGCTTTTTATGAATGCTTACGTGATCCCAAAGCAAAAGGTTGAGCTCGACATGCTGGCCATGTTTTACAAATTGGCCACGGGGCAGGAAGAGGAGTTCGAAAAGGAACAGTTTAAACCCATTGGATTAGACCTACCGCTTGACCAGCAACCCGTGGTTGACGCGCTGAATAACAAAGACCCGAACATTATTTTAAACTGGCTCAATAAAAAGTACGCGCTAGAGATTCAAATGCCTGAACCTGGCCAAGTGGGGCCTGCTGCCGCTCCTGTCCAGCAGGAGGTGAACGACCATTTAAAGAATCTGACCGGTAAGCAGACGCAGGGAATTATGCGTATCGTTAAAAAGTACAAATCAGGAGAATATAACGAGCAGCAGGCTAAAATCCTTTTAAAATCTGGATTCGGTCTAACCGATGAGCAGGTCAGGGAGTTTCTGGGCATGATTCCGCAGGCCGTTCAACAGAGGGTGGATACATCCAGAATGGAAAAATTCTTTTCTCTTTTGGACAAGTACGCCGTGGAATCCGAAAATGACGAGGTGCTTGAAACTTTCATGGTAAAGACCAAGTTCGCCGAAGCGGAAGTCACTACCGACCAAAAGAACGCAGTACTTAATCAAATTAAAGCTAACCCTTCAGCGACCGTGGCAAATATTGCAGGAGCATTAGGTCTAACAGCTGTAGTCGTGGCCGGCGCGATTACTTGGCTAACATCTAAGGGCTTGGTAGAGGGAGAAGTCGGCAGCTTGCTGGTTACCGAGAAAGGTTTGTCAAAAGACCCTGAAATCAAAACTGAAATATACACCGAGTACAACTACGTGCTGCGCTCGGACGTTCCCGGGCCGGTTGTGATACCTGGTACCCGTGACTTTTGCCGCGAGATGCTGAAAAGATACGGTAAGGGCAAGAAAGCTCTGACGTTCGAGGCGATAGAAGATATTACCAACGAATTTGGGGAAGACGCATGGTCGTATCGCGGCGGGTTTTGGCACAATCCAGCTACGGGTGAAACAGAACCTTCGTGCCGTCACGCATGGGCCGGAACAGTTAAAATAAGGAGGAAAAAGAAATGAGCCAACTATTAATATCTCAGGAATACCTGCGCAAAAAGTCGATCATTAATGATAATGTAGACTATGAGCTCATCACTCCAATTATAGTGACAGCCCAGGATTTAAAGATTGAGCCCATGCTTGGAACCAAGCTTTACAACCGGGTTATTTTCGAAACAACTCCTACAGCTCCCGGTGTATATGCAAATCTTTCTCCTGCTATCCAGTATTTGATGGATAACCACATCA